TTATTTTTCCGGAGATCGACCGCGCTCAGCTGGCACAAAAACCACCCCACCCAGCACACTCTCACGCAGCCCCAGCGTATCCGCATGACTGGCATGCGCCACCCAGCTCTGCACGGTCTGACGCACCAGCTCCAGGCTAACACTGCCCTCGGCATACTGCCGCTGCAGGCGCTTCAAACTACGCTTAATCCGCCGAATCGAATCTTTACGCAGCCGCCGGTGTGTCGGCCAAATGTGATACCCCAGAAAGTTCAGCCCCCGCCCATGCCGGGTGGCCACCGGGAACACCTGTGTTTTGTCATTGGTGGTCAACCTTAGGCTGTCCCACAGAAACTGCTCCAGTACGCGCCTGGCATCGTGCAGCCAGGCTTTGTCGTGGTGGACGATGACAAAATCGTCCATGTAGCGCACATAGTGCCGAGCCTTGACCTGGTGTTTTGCGTACAGGTCCAGCTCATGCAGGTACACATTGGCCCAGAGCTGGCTGGTCAGGTTGCCGATGGGCAGGCCTTTGGGTGCCAGTGTTGCCGGGTGAATGCCGCTGTCGATGATGCCTGCGCACAGCTCATAGGTGCGGTTACAGCGGATCTTGCGTCGTAAAATGGCTTTCAGCACGCCGTGATCCACGCTGGCAAAATATTTGCTGACATCGGCCTTGAGCACATACAGATGACCATGCTCGCGCTGCACCTTTCTGAGCATGCGCTGGACGGCATCTGCGCCTCTGTGCATACCTCTGCCGGTTCGGCAGGCATAGCTGTGGTGGATAAAGCACGGATCCCATAGCGGCTCAAGCTGGCTGACCAGGCTGTGCTGCACCACGCGGTCGCGGTATGGGACCGAGGCAATCTCGCGCTTTTTCGGTTCGAACACATGAAACCGGTGATATTTGCCGGTTTTGTATTCACCCCAGATCAGCTCGTTCTGGAGCTGAATCAGGTTGCCCTCCAGATCCTGCTCAAAGTGCTGCACGGCCGGGCGGCCTCGCTTGCCCAGCCTGGCCTTCAGGTGCCCGCGATACAGGCTCTCAAAATCATAAACGGCCGGGAACATTCCGTTGTGGCTTTTCATAAACACTCCGTGTCTAAAAAGGCGGCAGGGCTGAACGGTGGGTGCAACATGGCACTTACTGGAACAGCCTGCCTGTTAAGTTTTTCGGCATCTGCCGGGGAGCATGCGTCCTTTTGAGAGAGGTACTGACTTAAAGCCACGTGGGCTTTGAGTTTCTGACACATCTCAAGAGCGGGCCGCGCGCCGATATTCGTGTTCGAATTCGACCGCTCATTGTTGAGATTGAGCGCGAACACGCCGGCGATCGAACCGTTGTTCCAGTTGCCACCGCGACGCGAGACGCGTTTAACGCACACCCCTGCTGGCCTGGCTCTGTGATTTGATCCAGCCGCCAATCATGCGGCCGATCTCATCGTTGAGCTTGGACCAATGCTCGAATTTCTTAAACTGCAGAAATTGGTACTGCATGGCCCTGCGCAAAAAGCTGCGCAGGACGTTTAGCTCGACATCAAGCTGCAACAAAGCAGCCCTTTTGTCCCGAGCCAGGTTACACTTGATGACGCAGCGCAGGATCGACCACATACACTGGCGGATCTCCGCACTGAGCACGTGGCGCTCAGACTTTGGAAATTGACGCAGTGCGATATACCCGTAGTCGATCATATCCTCAACTTTCTGACGGATCAGAAGGTCAGTGATTTTTTCTGGTTTGCGTTGCAGTGATCTGCTCATAACATCCTTGTCAGCATGGTAGCGGCGCTTTAGCGCCGATCAGATTACAGTGATTCAGGCTTCAGATTACAAAAGCGGGCCGCGCGCCGACAGTCGTGTGCGACGGCGACCGCTCAGCGCTGAGAGTGAGCGCGAACACGCCGGCGATCGAACCGCTGCTCCAGTAGCCACCGCGAAGCGAGACGCGCTCGCCAGAGGTGTTCAGATAGAATCCATCTCCGCCCAGGCCGCTCCCGGCGATGGGGAACAGCGCCAGTGCCTTGAGCCGGTTTAAAGCAGCCGTGCTGACAGGGTTTGCGCCAGTGCTATTTTGCATACCCTCAAACGTATTTACTGTTAGTCTGTACAGGGTATAGTCAGCAGTTCCGCTGTTTGCGCTGGCATATTTAACGGAATTGGCGTGCCCGGGTGACACCAGATCACCAGTGGCTCCATCAATCGCCATCCAGCTCGCAGAGGCTGCGCCCAGATCGGTCGCGGTCAGAGCAGCATCGTTGTTTTCGATAATTTGAATCTCGCCAGCCACGACTCGCACCCCTGGTGTCCACTCCCAGACATTGCCGTTTAGGTCGCTGATACCAAAAGGCGTGTTGTCATGTCGCCAGCTGGTCGGGCCGGAGCCAGTCAGGGTGCGGGCGGTACCGCTTGCGGTGCCGGGTGTCACGCCATCCTGGCGTCGCCCAGCCTCGACAGTCGTCGCGTGATCTCGCCCATAATCATTGTTACCTCGTGGCATCAATCCGTTTTTGTGACACCACAGCGCGAGTGCCGCAAACTCAACCGAGGTCGTCAGGTGCCACCCAGCGCCATTGTTGCGCGCCAGGCTGATGGCGGCATCGTTAGTGATCTCTGTCGTCGGATCAACACCAGGCACTGAGATCAGCTCGCTGTTGCGGCTGCTGCCCAGGTACTGGCCGATCATCAGCTCGTCTTTGTTGACACCGCCTACGATAAAAGCGGGGTGGCGGCTGATGCCCAGGTCGGAGTTGACGGCCGCCATATCGGAGTGACGCAGCACATACATGAAGCAGGGCTGTCCGGCAGCCGTGTACAGGACTGTGTTGCGGCCGTTGCTGGACGCCTCGACTTGCCTGCGCAGTTGGTCTGGCACGTTGATAGTAATTGGCATGGCTTACTCTCCTTGCGGCTCTTCTATCGGCTCTTCAGCCGGTGGTGTATTGGCGACATCGCGCGCGTTGGCAGCTGTCAGATATGCTGAGTAGACCAGCGCATAAATCTCACCCTGCGTAACTGTCTGGCCAGTTGGCTGGCCTGTTGCCGGGTCATACAGATCAATGACTGCTGACGGGTCAAATGGCACAGTCAGATAACCCTGTGCGCTCTTGAGCGTCTGACCCGCACTGGTGGTCAGTACGGTCTCTTCGTCATAGCGTATCTCGGGCTGTGCAGCCAGCGGGTTGCTGATAACGATACGCTTGCATCGTGTCCACTCCGTGCCGGTGACGGATTGCTCGTTGTAGTTGCTCATGGTTGCTCCTGATCAGGGGTGTCAGTTGAATTACGGTACGATGCCGCCGGAGTCGATGCGCAGCACCTCTGTGCCGTTGACGGCAAATGCAATCTCATCGGCAGCCGGGAAAAACATGCCAGTGCCGGGGTTGGTGCGATGGGCAATTGAGCAGCGGGCTGCAGATCCGGCGCTGGCCTTGTACTCGCCTATGCCAGCCAGTGTCTTGGCTGCCTGACCCGCCAAATCGGATATCTGTAGCAGCATCTGCACCAGAGCATCTGTGTCGCGGTTTGAGGGCTGGTCCTTGCGAATCTTGTCGGCAACGTCCAGCACGTAGTTGATGTGCTCGATGAACTGGACGGAGTACTCTGCGGCCACCCAGCCCTTGTCCAGGGTGCCGGTAGATCCGGCGATGGGTACGTTGCCGGGCGTCGGGGTGACTGAGTAGTCGCCACCATAGACAATGGCAATGGCTTCGTCGCGGGCGTCTCGGGTTTCGTTTCGGTAGGTCAGTGCATCGCCGGCGTTGGTGCCCGAGGCGATGACGGCCGCTTGGGCGGTGGCGGCATAGGCTGCTGACTGGTCGCGGAAGACTTCCACCTGCCCGATGGCTACGTTTAGCTCGCTGGTGATCTGGTTGCTCAGATCGGTGGTGGCCTGGACGATATCGGCCAGACCCTCATCAATGTCATCCAGGCCCTGGTTAACCCCAGCCTGCACACCATCAATCATGGCATTGTGCTTGACCGGATAATCGTGGTCTTTAATAGTGATCTTGTATGGCTGCAGATCAATGGCCATGCTCAATTCTCCCTGAGTGTCAGCGCGCTCGCGCTGCCGTTAAACATTTGTTGCTCATACTGGTAGTCGTTTGTGCGCCGGTAAATCGATGCGCCCATGTGCCAGGACCAGCCAACATCGTTGGGGTTGGGGATTACGTACAAATCGCCGGTTTTCCCGGCGGCCCCGAGGATTGCGAGGAAGCGGTTGCGGTCCACGTCTTCCATCAGGCTGAAATCCAGATCAATGCGCCGGCGTACGGGCCGGGCGCTGCTCCAGTAACCACCGGCAACAGTGCGCGCCTGTTCGGTCAGATCGTCCGTGCCGAACACAGCACCCCAGTCATAGTTGTATTGCGGGGCCCAGGCAAAAAACAGCGCCAGTTTGTCGATCTCTACAATGTTGTCTGGCTGGGTGCCTGGCGTGATATCTAGCTGCATGGACTTGCCTGTCACATCCTCAAACACCAGCGTGTAGACGGCATCGAGCACGCTGTCCGCGTCACAGTAACCGCCCCAGGGGTCGAAGCCTGCCAGCATTTCGCCCCAGGGCCGCACCGTGAATATGGTGTCTGCACCGGTCACGTCATCTGAGTCATACAGGACTGAGCCTGTCTGGTTCTCGCCATCCCAGATGCGCAGGCGCAGGGTGGTCTCCTCCACCAGGTTGTGCCCCTTTAGCATCAGGCCTGACATGGCGCGGGCGGTGGCAGAGGACGCTTTGAGCGTAATCACGGACTCGCCAGTTATATCCCAGCGCGTGGGCAGGCCTTTTGTCTGGCTGAGCACATTGGCAATCGGATGCAGCACGTCAGTGCCCTGCATCGTGATCAGCGACATGTCCTCAAGCAGATTTTTCCACCCGATGAGTAATTTGCTTTTAAGCGCCATGTGTTACACCCATATCTCAAACTGACATCGCTGTCGGGTCAGGTTTTTTTTGTTGCTGATCACAATCACCGACGTGCCGGGGGAGCTGCCCACTGGGCCGAACCCATAATCGGCAGAGCGCAGCACGATTTTGTCGCCGATCTCATCGGCCAGAAAGCTGGCATCGCCCTCCCCGGCATAAACGCGGTGCTCGGTCTCGCGCAGATCCCAGCGCCTGGTAAGCTCTGCCGCTGCATCGGTCTGCTCATACAGCAGCGTCTCGCGCTTTTGGTTGCGCACAAACGGGTAGCCGGTGAGCGTGCGGGTTTCTTTCTCATAGCTGTAATCACGCGAGTACAGCAGCGCGTTGGCGGCGCTAACCGACCCTGCCAGCGTGTCGGTGCCCTGCACTGCCCAGTTTTTGCGGTATCCGAGCTCCAACTGTTTGTACGGTGGCTCGATGGACTGCAGGGTGAGACGGCTGAGCAGATTGGAGTCGGTTGCCAGGCGAGTAGCCGTGCCGCTGTCATCGATGCGGATCACATCCAGCTGGCCCGCCTTGTTGATGCGCGGATTCAGACCCAGGCTGTCGCAGAACTCGGTCAGCATCTGTTTGACCGTGCCGTACTGGTAAAACGCATAGCCCAGGTCATCCATGGGTGCTGTGTCCAGTGTAGGGCCCAGGGGGATCGGGATCTGAATGTAATTATTCATCCGCTGCAGCAGGTGCTTCAGATTGTTGTTCGTCCAGGTCGGATCCGGATCGCCAGGTATGCCGCCTCGAATATCGAGCGTGACACGGCCGGCGGGCGGAGCTGATAGCGTGACATCGATGCGCAGGCCGTCACCGGTGCCATCTGCCGTGAAATTGATATTTGTGATCGTGACTGCCACGCCGTTGTCCCTGGCCGCTTCAGGGCTGGCAATCTCTGCCGGGGTGAAATAACGGAAGGTCTCGCTGCCGGTGCGCAGTGGCTCGAAATTGAAGACCCGCCCAAACACAAACGGCAAACCGGCATCGAGTCCCAGTCCGTTGCCATTGACCAGCTGATCAAAGTAAATGTCGCCCAAATCTGCGAACTGAAAGCGCACCCGATCCGGATCCCGTGCGGCCAGATCGTGCGTTTTCTCGGTGGCCTGTAGCACAAAGTCGGAGCGCGGCCAGCTCTTGTCACCAAACCAAACCTTGAAACTGTAACCGACAAAACGCCAGCTCAGCAGGTCCTGGTCATATAGAAAGACCTCCACATCATCCAGCACGCTCGACTGCAGCGACTCGTTGATGACCACCTCGCTGACGATCACCGGCAGATAGTTTTTACCGCTGGCATCAGTTGGATCGATGTAGCCAGAGTCTGACCAATAGGCGGTTTTGACGCTGCCGTCATAGTACTGTGCCTCAACCAGGATCACCGGCTGCTTATCCTCCTGGGCCAGCCAGGCGCGCCACTCGCTATCCGATAGTGCCATTGCGCACCCCTTTGCTGCGCGCCCACTGCTCAGTGGCCTGCGTCATCTCATCGCGCTGCTGGGCAGCAAATGCCATGCCGGCGCGCATGTCTTTGCGAAGGGCTGCCAGCTCAGCAGAGCTGGCACGATAGTCCTCACGCACTGCCCGCAATTCGCGCACAATGGCATCGTTTGCGGGCGCCATATCCACCCGCACAGGGATGGCGCCCGACTGGAGAGGCACAACCGCTTCGGAGCCGTGCAGCAGTGCCAGGTGGCCGGTGGCCGGACCATAGGCAATGCCGCCACCGCTGAAACTGGGCAGGCCCAGGCGTGTCACCGCATCGATCACGTCCTGCTGGCTCATGCCCATGGCTTCGGCTAACTGGCGGCTGCCGACACCACTGGCGGTGGCCTCTGCGTGCAGCCTGGCAATGGCGGCATCCTCATCGCTGGCTGATCCCAGCACCGCATTAACGTGGGCGGCGATCTCCTGGGCACCGAATGCCGGGTTGTAGGCAGATCGGTAATCATCGACGCTGCCAGCGCCCTGGCCTGCCAGCCACTTATTGGCTGCCGACTCATCCAGGCCGCCTTTGCTGATGCTGTCTGCGATGACCTGGGATGCTGCCCCACTGGACTGCATCTGCTGGATCCATGAGCCCATGGCGCCAGAGAGATAGCCGGCGATTTCAGGTGGCAGGGCATCGACTGATCCGCGAATGCCGCCCAGGGCATCGATAATCTCGGCACCGCCTGGGCCTGACTGGTCGATCCACTGGCTGACTGCGCCGAACAGGGCGTCTCGCATTTGTGGGGAGAGGTCACCGATCGAAACGCGGATTTCATCGAGCTTATCGATAATTGCCTGGTTTACCCCGTCTGCAATTGCGGTCAGCTGGCTATCCAGATCGCGCAGGCTGCGCAGCAAGGCATCATTGGCAGCCTGTGGGTCAAACTCGCTCTGGCCAAGCTGAGCGCCAACCGAATCAAGCACGCTGAGCACCTCGGCCACTGCCTCTTTTCTAGGGGTGCTCGAGGCATACATGTAGTCAGCCGATGATATGTAACTCTGCGCAGCTTCCTGGAGCCTGCCAACCGCAGCCAGATCGCCGCCGGCGGCGGCCTGCGCCAGATCGCGGAAGTTGCTTTGTGCAAGATCAAATTTCTCTTGTCCGGTCAGGCTGCTGGAATCGCCCAGGCGGATGCTAAGGGCCAGGTCATACAGGCTTTGTGCATAGCTCATGCGTTGCTCGTGCAAGCGCTGCTCGGCCCGAATTTGATCTTCGTGATTCTTTAATAGCTGACGGCGCGCCTCTTCGATGTGGGCCACCTGATCGGACACCGCCCCATCGATACCAAAAAGAGGCGTTGCGCCCAGCAGACTGGAAACATCCATGCTGATGCTGTCGCGCACGGCACGGATGGACCGTAGATCATCAACCATGGCCTGAGTGGCGCTCAGCCGCTCTTTGAGCAGCCTCTCTTCAGTCTCAGCAAGTGCAGCGGTGGCGGCGGCCGCCTTTTCTTCGGCCTCTGCAGCTGCCTGGGTGTTTGCCGTGTGTTCGACAACTGCACCAGAGAGTATGGCGATGGCCTCCTCCGCTGTGCCGGCAGCTTTTGCGGCCGTTATGATTTCATCGCTGACCCCAGAGACATGGCTCAGCAGCTGATCCACAAAGTAGTCGAGCTGCGCCAGCAAGTCACCGGCAAGCTGACCGTTCCCGCCAAGGCCGAGGAACGTGCCAGAGCTGCCAGGTGTCGCCTCTTCATCGAGTCCTGCCAAGGTGGCGCGACTCAGATCAATTGTGCCATCCATCGCTCTGATGAGACTGGCAACAACAGAGTCAACTTCTCGGAACGTGTTAATGACCTCAAGGGCCTTGGATTGATCTACGCGCCTGGCTGCACCTGTGACGCGAAGACCGGACTCAAAAGGATCAACCTCGAACGCACGATCTGAGCCAATGGCTGCCGGGGTGGGTCCGACCAGCATGCCGGCGTTATAGCGCACCTTGCCATCACCGCCGGTGGCGACATCAACCATCGACCCCAGAGCAGATCCAAGCAGTGCGCCCACGGGGCCACCCACGTAGGTGCCTATGGCGGTGCCAAGCGATTGCCCAATGCCCGACTCGGACACTTTCCCGAACAGAGCCTCTCCGATTTCGTTGCCTGCATAGCCGCCTGCAATGCCTGCGCCGATATTCAGGCCTAGAGTTTTCAGGCCACTGACCAATGTGTCAGCGCTGAAGGTATTGGCGACATCGATGCCCTCGCCCGCTGCATCGATGTACAGCTTCTCGCTGCCAAAGCCGAGGCCCCTAAAAATGTCTGATACACCAGCGTTTGTGCCGAACTGCCCGCCAAACCTGGACAGCAGCGCGCCGGTAACATCGCCGGCGAAGCCAGAGCTATCCAGCACGCCTTGAATGCCTGCGTCTCCGCCGCCAGGAACATTGACGCCAAACATTTTGGCCAGGCCACTGAGCGCCAGCTGACCCGACATTTCCAAAAGCATGCGCTTGAAGGCCTGAGCCGTGGCATCCATGGCGTTTTTGCCATCCATGTACCAATCTGCCCAGGTCTTGCCAAACTCGCGCCGTGTTTCCTCCCAGTCCTCCTGGAGCTGCCGGGCGGTCTGCTCTGAAATTCGCTCCAACCGCTCCATCTCTCGCTCGGCGGAACGCATCGCATCTGTGGTCGCTCGCTGGGCAGCGTCTTGATCATAGAGCGCGCCTGTCAGCTCGACGATCTGGCGGATCTTACCTTCAGCGGCATCACTGCCGGCCTGAATAACTGCGTTGTAGATGGCCTGGTTGCGGGCGTCGAGCTGGGTGGCCACCACTCGCTGCCTCAGGGATAGGATTTGTTGATCGATCTTGCTAGTTAGCTCGGGAATATCTCCGGCTGCCGCGCGGACGCTTTCGCCGAGATCATTTGTTGCGCTAGTTTGCTCGCCAGTAGCCTCGCTAGCATCAGTTGCTGCGCGAACGAGCCTAGTCAGCGCCTCACCGTATTGATCCAGTGCCTGCCGGGCAGAATCAAGGTCGGCTTGTGTTTCAGTGATTTCTTTCTGCTTCTCAGGTGAGTATTGGAAGCGGCGATTTTGCGTCATGCTGGTTTGCAGGACGCTTAGTTTGGCCTCCATCCGCTCAACTTCTTTAGCTGCCTCTAAGTAGCCCTCCAGGGCTTTGTTGGCGCTATTGCGGATCTGAGCATCTGTTAGATCATCGATCCCGCTAGTTAAATTCTGGACAGCAGATAGCGCCCCTTCGGCATCGTATTTGGTATACCCCAACTGTTCCCTGAATGTGTAGGCTGCGCCAGCAGCAAGAATTAAAAGGCCGCCAGGGCCTCCGACTAACGCCAGCAGGGTCTTTCCCCTGTCCATCGCTGCATTCATTAATCTTTGCTGTGCGGTAGCCCTAATCAGGGCCAGCTCAACGTTTTTTGCGGACGCTGCATAAAATGCAGCGTTTGCGGCAGAGAGCGCCAAGCCGCCAGCGGATGCCACGAGAGGGCCCATCAATTTGGCTGTCAGGGCAGTTGCCAGCAGCGTCGTTGCGACCCTGGTCGCCTCCAGCATCTTCTCGGGACCGTCTTCCTCGCCCCAGGCGTTAAACGCGGCGAGAGTATCGGTCACTGTCGGCAGAAATTGAGTGCCGAGCAAAAGCGAATAGCTGGAAAGGATGTTCTGGGAAATAGTGAACTGGGCATCGAGCGACGCCAGGGTGGCAGCGAATTCATTCTCAAGGGCAGAGGCTTCTCTGACCTCTTCGTTCGCCAGGCCCATTGTCTGGCGGAGGATATCCATGTTGCCGGCCAGCGGGATGATGGTCTTGAGCACTTCCTGCCCGCCGAGCCCGACATCTTTCAGAGCACCGCCGGCGTCCAGGCCTTTAGCGGCAACAGCATCCAGGAAGTACTCCAGCGCCAGCATCTTGTCTTCAGCATACAGGCGGGCTAATTCATCAGCATTAAGGCCCAGAGCAACGCCGAAGTCCTCAAGCTCCTTGCCGCCTTCCTGGATGCGCAGGGTCATCTCCTGCAACACACGACCAACTGAAGAGCCGCCGGTCTCAGCTCTAACGCCGATTGACGCCATCGCGGCACCGAGCGCCGCGGCTGAAGCTGAGGAGATGTCAAACTGGCTGGTGGCCCGCGCCACCTCGGTTGTAATGTTTGCAATCTCCGATTCGGTGGCAGCCACATTGTTGCCAAGCGAAACAATGACGCTGGCCAGCACATCGATACGGTCAACGGATTCGCCGGTGACGTTAAGAATGCGGGCCAGCGACTTTGCGCCCTCTTCGCCAGCCAGGTCAGAGGCCCTGCCCAGCTTGGCTACCGTTACGGCAAACTTTTCAAGATTGGCAGCGCCGGTCACGCCCATCTGGCCGGCAGCCTGTGACAACTCCAACAGCTCGGCTGTTGTTACTGGCAGGCCTCTGGATATTCTGTCAATCCGGGCGGCATACGTGTCGAGCTCCTTTCCGACCAGTCCGGTTGTTTTACTGACGCCCAGCAGGCCGACTTCAAACTCACGGTAGTCATTAATCACGCCCTGGGCAAATCTGGTTGCACCCATGGCAGCCAGTGCGCCTGTCAGGCCGACAACCATGTTCTTGGCGCTTAGCAGCGACTGGCTGGTCTTATCAGTCTCTGTGCGCCATTCCTGAGTTCGTTTGCGCGTGTTGCCGGTTTCGCGCTGCAGATCGGTGACTTCTTCTTTGAATCGACGAAGAGTCTTGGTGCCTTTTTCGGCATCCCCCTCAATCGTGAAGCCATAACGATACGTCTTAGCCATCAACCTGCCTCATTTTTGCAAACGCGCCAAGGGCGCCTGATTCAACCAATCGAACGGATTCCAGTAAATCCCGCTGGGTTTTGCGCTTTTTGTAGCGAAGTGCGATGACAGCGATCACCGCGGTATAATCCAGGCCTATCAACCCGGACATGGAGGTGCGCCACTGAGATTGGCAGAACATAAACACGTCCAGCGCCTCTGCGTTCTCAGCGAGCACCACAAAGTCCTGGTCAATAGTTTGCGGATCAGTGTCAGCCAGTATCTGCTCGCGCAATTCCTGGCTAAGACCAAACTGATCAAAATCGGCCTCAAGGCCATCTGTGTTTTTGGCGCGGGGAGAGGCGCTGGCCCAGTATTCCCCGGCCTCGATTAGTTTTTTCTTTTCAGCGCTTTGTCTGAGTTGAGCTCTGCCCATACATCAAGCAGGGCGGATCTGGCTGGCCGATCCAGCAGAATGGCATCGAGCAACTGGGCACTGAACTCCAGGTCATTGCCGCTTTCATCGCGCACCCCTTTGATGTTCACCACGTCTTCGCGCAGGTATTCGTCATCAAAGTTCTGATCATCAATGGTCGGCGTGTAGTTTCGATCACCGCGCGCCAGCTCCATTTCTCGATTCAGCTTAGCCAGATATTCCTGCACCGCTTTGCGGCGGGCCTTTACTGTGGCGTCATCGCGCACTGTCAGCTCTACAACAAAATCAGCCTTGCGTTTTGGCTTACCTACACTCGATGGCAGGTCAAACTCCACTTTGCGCTCAACTGTCTTAATCTCACCTATGACAAATGCCATTTTCTTCTCCCGGTTCTCTCCCAAAAAAAATCCGGCCGCTGCCCGGGAGAGAGGTGGGCAGTGACCGGCAATACAGGTGACACACTACTGCTGGGGCATCAGGTAAAGGCGATCGAAAACTCGTCGTTACCCGAATCGGTTGGAACAGGAATAAACTCAGCTGAGAAGGTGCGGATGCCGTCGCTGTCCTGCTCGTTGATGTTTGTGATCTGGGTCTGGCCGGCAGTTATTGTGACTATGTTGCCAGCTGTTGTTCCGTGGACCACGCTGATAGCGCCTGTGACCGGCGACTTGTTATGCGACTCCATCTGCGCAAAAAAGTCTTTTGTTGCAATGGTCGGCGCTTCAAATGAAACGCTGCCGGTCGGTGCTCGGTCGGTAATGTTGACGCCATCGTAACCGGCCAGGTTGCGATGAACGACGTTCACACCACCATCAATGCTAAGGCCTTCGCCCCGGACGGCTTGGCCATGAACGCTGAATGTTGTGGTGTTGTAGCTGCTGAACGGCAGCGGAGAGATTGCGGTATAGGTCGGGTCGTACTGCTCAACCGCAGTCGGCTTGGCATACAGGCCTGTGATCGTGAAGCTGACCGAGGGCAATGCGCCGCGGGCCATGTTCAGCGTCCAGGTACCACGGGCACCGACAATTTTCTGCATCTCGCCATCATAGTTGTAATAGATCGCGCAGGACTCGAACGCGCCACTAACCGGGCTGTAGGTAACACTGGTTTCAGCCACTACAGTTGACGCAAAGCCGCATGCGCGAAGTAAGGCATCGAGCTGCGGTGCGGTGCCAGCATCGCCGGATCCTGCCAGCTCAACATCAAAGGTCAGCTGAACGCTCGGTGCGGTATTGATCGAGAAGTCGTTTGCCATGTAGGGGTAATCTACATCGCGGCTGACCCGGTTGCCGTTATACATCTGGCGCTGCAGATTTTTGGTCAGGACAGCGTTCAGCGACTCGGTCGGGGTTGGGTCGGTTGCGTAAGTATCTTCGATTTTTACCAGAATGATCTGGTTACGGGCCAGAAAGCTCATTTGCTGCGCGCTCCTTTGTTGTAGGTCGCGTCGGCATCAGATGTGTCCGAGGCCTCGGCGGGGGTTTTTACTGGCGCACGCTGGGCGTCTGCCAGTAGCTTTTTTCGTGTCTCATCGGTCATCTGACAGCCAGGGCCAGCAATCTGAACCGGTGTTGCGTCGGGCGATGACTGAAAATAGACGCCGCCCTTGGAGGGTGTCTTCGTTTTTTTCATAGCAATACCTCATCGGCCCGGGCGGGCCCAGGTTAGTGGGGAAAGTTTATTAAGCTCTGATGAGGTGGGCTGAGGTGTATCTCTCTTCCCACCAACAGATTCCAGCCTTGAGCTGTAGTAGCTCGCCGCTTTTTAAGGTCATGTCGGTGTACATGGGTCCGGCATTCCAGCCCATTGCCTCTGACCGAACTGCGGTTCGCAAGGTTTCTAACTCTTCAATCAGGCAAACGATGTGTACGATCGCCTCAGAGGTGATCATCTTCGATTCAACAAAATCGGTCGGATCCACCTGTGTGCTATCAGGGCCTGGGAAAACGCCCAGAAGTGGCAGCTCTTCTGTAATGTCATCAATCGGTTGCTGGTCTGCAGCGTGCGTGATTTTCACGAACGTCTGATCCAGCTGCGAGTTGAGGTGCGCGATAAATGAATCGATCATAATTTGCTCAACTGATAATCAATCTGTCTGGAAAGCTCAATCGGGTACTGTCGTTCAACGAACTGCCCGACCTTCTCCAGCACCTCATCAGACCCAACCATCTGAGGGATAGATGGGCCGTAGAGCGCCTGAAGCGGCAAGCGCTTGGTCTGTCCGGCTTTTTCTCGCTGGTAGATATGCACATTGCCGCTTTTGCCGGTCGCAATGAATCCGCGCTTTGTTAGATATCGGCGTTTGTTTTTGTACAACTTGGTCGTTGCGCCCATGCGCCTGCCGCGCGGGGTGCTGACCTTCTTAAATTGTCCGCCGAAATTAATCAGCCCAATTCGGCGGCCGACATATTCCAGAACTGCGGTGGTTTGATCGCGGCGCACCACTATCCGGATCCGGCGCGACAGTGCACCCCTTATGGTTGCAGCTGTTACGCTATACTTTTCCCTGGCTGCCCTTGATATCTGGGTGGCCGTGGAACTTCGAAGCCGGGTAAGCGCAGAGAGCTGGGCTTTTCTAAAAACCTCCGGATCAATCTGTCGAATCTTTTCGTCCAGGTTGTCCTTAAATTCAATCATCGAATTTCTACTGTTGTGACATGTCCGTCATCGGAGACCTTTCGAACAACTCGCCATGTTCGATCAGGCGCAACAATCAGATCACCGTCCACCGGTTTGCTAAACGGGAAATCGACATTTGCCCAAACAGCAGCATTAATGTACTGCCCCGCACCGGTATCATCGTCGATGATCTCCAGATTGCGCTCGATCAGGATTTGAAAGCTCTGCTTATTGGTTGACTGGGTGTATTCCAGCGCACCGCCAAATGCCGCCACAGCGGTTTGTGACATCAGATCAAACATCTGTGGCGGCCCCCGGGTTAAGCGCCAGCTTCCTGGATGATTGCAGTGCCATCGAGCCGGACAGCAGCTGTGGTTGTCCCACTGGCCAGCGTGTCCATAAACACGCCGACTCGATAGTTCGATGTCGCGGTCACTGTGAGCTCGTCATTAACAGGATCCCAGTAAGCAACCTGGAACTGGGCTGGCTCATCGGCTGACTTTTTCGGGAGAGTGAAAACGCCAGTGACCTGCAGCTCGCACTCGTCACCGATTGCACCATCTGTTGAGGCAACGCCGAACAGATTCTCGATCAGCACGCCATCGCCGCTGGTGGCCGCAGCCAACAGAATTGCGGTCACTGTGTGACCGGACTGAATGAAATTTTTCATGAGATTTACTCCAGAATTAAAATGTTTCTGTTCGAACCAAAAAGGCCACCCCTTGGTGGCCTTTTGAGATTTGGATCAGATTACTGCCCGGCGTTCTTCAGCAGGCCGCGGTAGTCGATCACGCCAGCACCGAAGTCCAGCACCGCCTTGATCTGAACGCCATCGACCTCGAAACCATTTTGCGTTTCGATGTACACACCCTCTTCGCCAGTCAGGTACGCATACTCGATGGTATCGATACGGTTTGGCGCTGCCGCCACATACCAGGCCTTTGGATCAGCATAATCGAGCAGAGGCTCAACGATCAGTTCCATCGAGTTGGTAAAGACGTTCACGTTATCCGTGTCGTTGGCCATGATGGCTGACAGCAGCTTCTGGAAAGTTGTCTCCAGGGCGGCTGGCACCAGGGCGTACTGAGCACGCAGGTTCAGGTTGCGAGTGCCGTTCAATGCCTTCTGCACACGCATCATCTTGCGCGCCTCGGACAAAGTGGTTTCGCTTGGAACGCCGCCTGTGCCCAGGTTTTTGTGATCAGCATGGAACAGCGCCTTGTTGTCGCTCATCTTGACGTTGTTGATGATCAGGCCCCAGACAACAGAGTTCTCCAGATCAGCAGCTGCATCGCCGAATGACTGCGGCACGCGCGTGAACGCATCCAGGTCATCATTGATGATTGTTTTGCGAGTCAGGCTAATGATCTTGCCGTAGGTTTCCAGGTTGTAACGCTCTTTGCCGTCACCCATGGTTCCGTGCTTGAACTCGCCGTTTTCGTTGACCTTCTCCAGCGCAGGCGCTTCACCCAACTGAGCCCGGTTAATCGGCTTGAAGTCGTTCGCACTTACGCGGCGCGAGAAAGGCAGGAATGTTCTCGGATAGGCGTCGTAGCCGGCGCGCAGCGACTTGTTCGCAACATCAGCCAGGATGTTGGGGAAGTCGCTGGTGGTGTGCATAGCCTTGGTGGCGATGGCGTTGTTGTTCATGCCACCCACTGAAACGCCAGCGTTTTGCAGACAGAAGCGGGCAATCTCGACCAATGACATTTGGGTAAAATCATTACCCTCTTTGTGGTCCATCAGGCCCGCTTTGGCCATCAGGCCTTTGGTAATATCTTCTCGCAACATCGATGTGTCGTGATTGACAGTGACGAAGTTGGAGGGCTGCGCCTTGCTGTCACGATCTGCGACAACTTCGAGGATGGCTTCGCGGGCCAGCTCCATGCTGCCAAGGTTCTTATCAACAATGGCATTGGTTTCAGCATCACTGAGCCGCACCTTTTGCGCCAGCGCACGAATATCGGCATTAAGCTGGGCGCGGGCCGCCAGGGCGGTATTGACCGCTTCGGTCACATCGCTTTTATCTGCAGCGGCAGATTCGCGAGGCTCGGCTGGTTTTCGGCTTTGCGGCTCGTTCTGCGCAGTGTTGATGGGATCGGCGCCACCGTTTGCCGCCGGGTTCTTTGCCTGCTCTTCAGCTTTGTTAGGCATAGTTGTTACTCCTTGCATTGATTTGGCGGTGCTCGCCGTGGATTCCCCGAAAAGCTGAATGGCCGCCTTCGGAGCGTTTTCGAAATCACTGAGATTGAGCGCCAGCGACGCTGCAGCTTTGACCGGCTCGACAATTTCGTCGATCAAGCCATAAGCCAGCGCATCCTGCGCATTAATCCATGTCTCTTGTGTGAGCATTTCAGCCAGCTCCTCTCGGGAGCCTGTGAAGCGCTGCATGTAGATGTTGCTGATGTCAGTTTCAAAACCGTCAAGGGTGTCGGCCATTTTTCGCATGTCGTCGGCGTTACCAAACACTCCGTTGATCGGCTTGTGGATCATCAGCCAGGCATTTTCTGGCATTGATATTTTTCCGCCATTGCCGCCAGCCATTGCGATAACTGAGGCCATTGATGCGGCCATTCCATCTATGTGGATGTTCACTGGCTTTTCTGCATATTTGAGGCGGTTATAAACCACCAGGCCCTCCATGATGTAGCCACCCGGAGAGTGTATTCTGACGTTCAGCTCATCGTTTGCATCGATCAGCGCATCAATCTCCTGGGCCAGGGTCAGCGCGTCGTTGCCTTCCCACCAGTCTCCGATCACGCCATAGATCAGCAGCGTCTTTCCGTCGCTGCCAATCATCAATTTTGAGTCTGCCGCGCTAGTCTTGCTCGTTGTTCGGGGCATTGGACTGCTCCTCTTTCGGTTGTTTATCGAAAAGATCTACTTCCAGATCGCGGAAGCGCTTCATGTCATCAGCAATTTCTTTGGCCCATTCGTCCGGATCGCGGTTGTTTTCCCGCGCCCAGTCGCTGAACGACTTCAGCTTGCCCTGGATTGCTTTCGAGATCGCGGGCAGCTCTTTTGGCGGGTCGATCATTTCGCGGCGCGGTGGCGTCCATTCGTAGTAGACGCCCGACAGGTTTATTCCTCGCAAAGCAGCGGCCTCAATGAACCACTTCTCTATGCCCTGGCACAGCAGCGGAATAAGCATGTTCTTTTGCAGGTGCGAAATCGTTCGGCCAAATTCGATGAATCCCATCTTCCCGGATGAGAAGTTCACGCCGCGCAAATCACCAGTGGCAGCTTGATATGTCACGCCAGACGGGGCACTTGCGCCCATCAGCTCCGTGGTCAGGTATTCGGCATGACCAGAGGTTGTCGGCGGAGTCACATAGGAAACATCTTCCATGTAGCTCAGCTTCGTGAGCATGGCCGGCTCCATCTTTTCCGGCAGGATATCTCCGGCCTTTTTGGATGGATCGTCGCTTTTGATGAACGCGCCAAAGCAAGCCGCGACCTTTTGCAGGCCAAGCACTGCGTCTTGAAACTCATCCACGTTTTTCAGACGCAGAAAACCGGCAGCGCCTCGTGGCATGCCGCGAACCTGCCCGGGGCGGCGGATCTCATAGAGATGGATTACATTGGCAGCGTCGTGGCGCTTTGAGTTAAAACGCCTGAAGCCATACTCACCGGGGTGATCTTCGAATAACCAGTATGCAGCCCTGCGGCCCTGGGCATCGAATTCGACACCCTGGACAATGCGCCCACCGTTTGACAGAGCCGTAACATTTTTTGTGTGGTCGAGAAAATCACCTTCGAGCACGCGGATCTTCAGTGGTACCGCCATGGTCGGGTCATTGACGATCTGGCGCACGATCAACGCCTCGCCGCTGTCATTCTCAGTTCGAAACGCCAGTGACTGCAGTCCGAACAAATTCATGCGGCCATCTGCATCACAGTCAGTTGTCCATGACCAGTCCTGCATCAGCTCCTGGGCGCGCTTTCTTTTCCGCTCTGACGAGTGCTTTGCCCCTGGCACAATGCCAGCGCCAACGACATTGAACACCAGCGAGTCGCTTATCTTGCTCGCATACGGGTTGTTGCGCCGAAGGTCTCGGGAAAAAGCGCGAACTCTGGGAAGCGCTGCGCCGATTTCCATGTTTGCGCTGCTATCACTTCCTCTGGTCCAGCCGTTTCGGCCCTTACCGGCGGCATCATATTTGTTCATCGCATCGCCGAGATAGTTCATCTTTGCGCGAGCGAATGCGCGAGAGGCGCCCCAGCCTGGGAACAGGAAGCCAATGGTTTTATCAAGTGCGTTTGTCATTCGATGCCCTTATCAAAAGTTGGGCGAAGCACATCCGGGCCAGAGCTGCCCGAAATCTGACGCTGCAATTCGTCGCGAATGCTGCGCATCTCGTTCAGGGATCTGTAAGTCACCCGCCGCCCATTCATGTGAATTTCAAGGGCGCCAAGGGCGATTGCTTCCTTTATCTTTGCCAGTTGTTGTGCTGCTGTGCTCATCAGTCTCGATTCCAATAACTTGATTTTCTGCGCTGGTCTGGCTTTGGTTCGTCTTCGCGGCGGCGCGGCTGGATGGTCAGAAGATCCAGTCCAAAGTACTGCTGCGATATGCGCAGCGCGACCAGGTTGCCCACACGGCAATCAAGAGCCTCGTTTCGCACCCCGCTGGGCAGAATGTATTTATAGACCGGCCGTCCGCGGCTATAGTCGAGCCGCTTATTTTCAGATGTCAGCATCTTGAAATAGGCTTCGTTGTACATATCGTCCCGATTCGGGAAGTGGCAATATCCTGGTCCGATGTCCTTGATCGCCAGCCTGTTGTACACCAGGTCTTTAGCATTTTCGGTTCCCACCAAAGTCAGGAACACGCCTTTTTTGTTCGGCTTTTTTGGAAAGTCCGCGATCGGCTTGCCGTATGTGCTTGCGCCTTTGGTCGGGATAATCCAGTGCACTCCGTGCTTGCGCGAGAACGCGTACACCTCGTCTGTGTAATGGCCGCCGGAGTCCATGCCAATTCGGCTAACTGGTATTACCAGCCCGTCATTGCGCTTGAATTGTTTGCGCAGCATCTCGGCCAGTATGTCCCAGACCGCCTGATTGGACAGATTGCCCATCAGCACCTGATATTCGATAGAGTAGCTTTGCTCGTCGGTGCCCCAGCCGCAGATCTCAAACTCAAATCTGTCGTCCTGAACATCCACACCGCCAGTTATGAAAACAACCTGGTCAGGCACATCGCCGCCGTAGTTCTCGCGCCGGTTGTACAGGATCTCATTGTCCGGCTTGTCGCCGACATCCTGTTTCCAGGTTTCTCCAAGGCGCGTGTTGATAAACGTCTTGAGCTTTGTGTCATCGCCCAGCCGGGCCTTCTCAACTGCCTTCAGATACTGATCAACCATCTGTGGCCAGGTGAAGAATATCGAGTAGATTGAGGAGTACCGATCAAACCCAACATGCTTTGGCGGATCGGTGACCGTTCCGTCGGGGGAGCGGATTTCACCATCTTCATCAATCCAGTGACCTTGCTCGCTGACCCAGCGCCCGCGATCCCAGACAGCCGTCAGCTCCTGGTAATAAAATTTGTCTGCACAGTGGCGGCACACATAATGGGCCGTTTTATGGTCTGTCCCTTCCCACTTGATGCCGAACGACGCCTTGCTTCCACCCCACTCCAACAGCTGGAACTCGTCACAGCGGGGGCACGGCACCTGGAATTCAAAAACAACGTCAGCCTCATTGAGGGAGTCCGTGATCTGGCAAGACCCTTCGATCTTTGGTGTTGATCCGCGAATCGATTTTGGGAATGATGAGGTTGTGATCCTCACATCGCCGAGGTCGGTCGGCTTGCCCTCACCGCCCACATCACGAGTAAAGCCGCTCAACTCGTCGTACATGGCGACATCTTTGGTCAAGCGCCGGTAGTTTCTCGGGCTTTCGCCGCCCCGGATATCGAGAGTCGATCCAACAAACACCTTTTTGCTGAGCGTGTTGTCTTTGGACTTTTTATCGTAACTGGGGAATATGTCCCTGACGACATCAACATCTCGGATTGCCGGGTTAATCTCATCCTTAACGAACTCTTCAGCGTCGCTGTCGGTTGGCTGAAACACTACAATGTTTCGCTTTCTGTGCTCAGCGAAGTAACACATCGCGGCAACGATTATCTTCGTATACCCAGTCCGTGCACTCTTTCGCCAGGTGATCACCTCGATGTCATCATTGCTGATGCAATCCATGATCCCTTTTTGTGGCGGAAGCGTCTCCCAAGGCCCTTCAACAGCACTGGACTCTGGGCTGAGATAGAAATTCTCATCTGCCCATGCCGACAGAGTCAGTGGCTCGGGCTTGTAAAGCGGCTTTAATCCGTGGCGGATGGCCCTATCAATCGAATCCCGGCAATTTATCCCAGGGTAGCTCGACTTTACTTGCTGCATTTTGAGCCTTGATGATTTCTCGATTGATGTTGGTCATTTCCGTCGAAGTAAGTGATGGCACCCGCTTTTTGATCTTGGACGGTACCGCGCCCAGGATTGCACTGATGCGCTGGCTCAACTCGGCCAGCGCCCATTCCAGCAATTCGACTGGTGCCTGCTCCCGTCTGGTGACCGCATTCTCCATCTCCAGCTTATCAGCCTGCTCTTTGGTGAGCCTGGTGCGCTGGGCATCATAGTCATCGTCATCGGCACCGGAACTCGACCTGCGTGCCTCAACATGCGCCAGCCGATTATCCAGGATGTCGCGCATCGTGAAGTATGCCTCGCGACCTTGGCGGGCGACCGGCTCTACGCCCCACTTGTCGAACGCCTGGGTGCTAATCCCAAGACTACGTGCCACTTGTGACTTATTGAGCCAGTAGGCCTCTTTTTTCGCCATGGTTACCAAACAACAACCTGATTGTGAAAATTTTCATAATTAGCGCGAAATCGCGGTTCCTCGCACCCGTACTGCAGATCGCCGGGGAGGACCCGCTCGATTTTTCGGGCGGTCAGATCCGGTCGATGGCATCCTGGGCATCGCTAGCCAGAGACCGAAGCTCATCGGCAGTGATCTGGCGGCCTTCGGCCTGTGCCGCTTCCCGAAGTGCTTGCAGCTTTTTGATGCTGATGTGCGCATCAGCCGCAAGGTCCAGCGCCAGGTTTATGATCTGGATGACTTTAATTGCGTCCACGGGTCAGAATCTCCTGTGCAGTAGCGAGCAACTGGGAAGCTCTGGCCAGTGCTGATTCGGCCTGTGCCTCGAACCCGGCTTCATAGAGATCGGTGGCGCTATCAAGAATGTCTTTCGCCTCCTGAAGCGCGCTCCTGACCCTGTCTTTGGCGGGCTCGTCCAGATCAGCGTCAGCGGCCGTTTCAGCGATCGCTTCAATGCTCAGGTAGCCAACGGCTATGCTCTCTGGCACTGACGCCTGTTGAATCACTGAGCATCCAATCAGGGCGATCAGCAGCGCTGTGATAGCAGCCAGTTTTTGCATTTGTGCAGCTCCCGTATTACGTCGCTGATTGTATGGTCTTTGGCCCGCTGAAAAAGAGTCATCGCTCTATCCACCAGGCGTTGCCAGCCGCTCGGGTCGATGAGGTATCCATCATCCCGATTGGTTATATAGAGCTCTGTGCCGGCATGGCCGTACCCAACCTTGGGCCAGCGAGCGACTGCATCCGATCCGTTAACGACGCGGATGTATTGCCCGTATCGATAAGCCAGCCGGATTTGCCGGCCACTCGACAGCCTGGGCTGCGAGAATGTCACGCACCGGCTGACCTTGTGTTTGTGGTGGTGCTCGGCAGCTATAGCCAGCAGCAGCGCTATGGCCCCGCCTCTGCTGTGGCCTGTGAACACCAGATCATAGCCAGGGTATTTATCAATGATCTTTAGCGCTGCGAGCTCGATGGATCGCGCGCCCTGGACGAACCCTCGATGGGCCCTGATCCCATACCAGTCATCGCGCGCCAGAGCTCTGAAGTTGCTGAGCCAATCCAGCGCGTCGTCTGATCCGGCGATGGTAATAAACAGACTATCCGCTCCCACGTACACGCACCCGTAATCAGATCCGCTGGCAAAGTCGTGCATGGCGACAATGCCGAGCGATTCGGTGGTGCTGGTGTGCATGTAAACATCACGACACAGCTCGGCCAACATGATCAGATCGTCGATTGCTGTCATGCGTGCCTCCGGGCGGGCTGGCTTATGCGATTCCCGAGAAAAACCTGTGGCTGCCTATTTCGACAAAATTATTGTTGCCCTTTGCCCATGCCGGGCATCTGGCCGATTTGTGTAGATTTGTTGTCAGGTAGTGCGTTGCACCGCCGGTCTGGTCTGGCTCATAGCCGTCCAGCGCGTCGATCAATGCCTTTAATGCTGCACGGCATGTCGGCTTCTGGATCGCTGCCCGATACTGCTCCTGCAACGTCTTAAGAAGAATCTGATTAGGATCGTTCGGGTTCCAGCAGCTGAACTGCCATGGTTTCAGGCATACGGCCGCAATCGTGTGATCGGCATAGCCTGCTGTGCCCTTGCCCCACCATTTGCGCGCCTTTGCCCGGTTGATGATGCAATGAGCAATGGCGGTCCGGCCGGGCTGTGTGCAGCCCCTGGCTTCGCCGTGGATCGTTAATGCGCCGATCAGGATGTCGGCATCGGACGGCCTCATGGCTGTGGCTGCCGCCTTTCCAGCTGCCGGACCAAATCCGCTATTCGCTCTGCCAGATTGCGGGTATTCTCCTCAATCCTGGCCAACTGGATCGCCTGCACAGACGATGCGTTATTCATCTGGTCGTGCTCTGCTGCCAGCTTGTCGATGTCAGTTCGGTTTTGATGGATGGCCGCAGTCCACTGGCTGCCGTGCCAAACAACTGCTGCCGCTTGAATTAACAACGCAACAATCAGTGTGATGGGCACCGACTTGGATAAGTGCCAGCTTTCTCGCTCTCCAGACAAACCATTTCTCCAGGCATAAAAAAACCGGCTTGGCGGCCGGCTTCGATTGGTTGATTGTTCGGGCATTAAAACGCAAAAACCCAGCTTTTTAGGGCCGGGTTCGCTGTAGAGTCAGAATTCGCTATTATGGGAAATAATACCCCTATTTTGGGACACGTCAAGTTTTTCACACATTATTTTTGATTTGTTGCTCCGCGGTATCAGAAAGCTCCTCGATCACTGACCGTATGTTCTGGTAACGACTCTTCCAGTTTCGCGACCAGAGTTTGTGATTTGGCAGCCCCACAATTCTGGCAAACTCCCTGTCAGTGGTCGCTCTGTATTTTCGGGGGCAGCTCACATCATCGATTGCCATCACACAACAAGCGCTCATGGCGCCTCTGTGCTCTGCCACCTCTTTGGCCAGGGATTTCATATCTGTGGCAGCCGCCGCCATTTGTCCGGCAATCACATTCAGCGCGAAATAGTAAACGTGGCAAAATGATTGCCTGTCCCCTGTGTGCACATACATCGCCATCGAGGCCATCGCCTTTCGCGCAAGTTCGTAAGACATGAATCGAGAAGCGCGTGGCAGCGCCGGGCGACCAAGCGCCAGTGCTGCTGCAATCTCACCAGGGCAGAGCCCCCTGCCGGTCCCGCCACCCATCGGGCTGCAATAGTCTGGCGATCTCAAGTTCAGCTTTTGCAGCAGGGCTTCTGCCTTGCTCGGCGGGGCGTGATTAAATACCTGATCGGCGTGTTGTTCGCTAACCATAATGATTTCCCTTTCACATCCATACTGGGTTGTTGTTCTTAAATTTACGCGAGGCGATAAAGCCGAAATATGCAGCTGAGCGGGTCTCCGGATTACTGGACGATCTCCATCCAGTCACCCTTTCAAACTGATCTTTGTTATTCGCCCAGTTACCACGCGCCGGCTTGTGCAGATGGTAGGGAACCTCTCTGGCGTCCAGTTCTCGCATGACCTCTTCCTGGGCTTGCTGGCAGCGCCCGACACTGAGTGCGACTTTCGCGTGTGCTGCTTTGCTGGATTTTGAATTGCGGGCATAAACGAAATTCTGTGACAGGACATCCTCGATACTGAACAGAAAGCGCTCGGTGCTGTTGGCATCCAGCCAGGCCCTGAGCTCTACCAGGCTAAGCATGAGAAGCTGTTCCAGCTGTCCATTTCGGTAGACCGCAACGCCGTGCCGCTTACTATCCGGATCCAGCCCAACAACAACAGGTCCGCTCACTGAAGTCTCCAATCAATGCCCTGATCACGCGCCGGCAGGTGCATCCTTTGCGGATCCTTGAGCGGCCCGGCTGCACGATCCGCCGATATCAATTCCGGGTGATTTGTCCGAACCTCATCTTTTTCTGGCCGTGCAGATTTGGACCAGCGACCCCTGGCGCGCCTTAGAACATGCGAAACCGTTCTGATTTGCCGCTTCTTTCGGGCAGTCACTGCACTGCTCCATCGCTCTGATCGCGCGATCTGCATGCCTTCCACCAGTCAGCAGGGCTGGCGGTCATTTCTTCCAGAGCGCCAGCATCATCGCGGAACCACCACTTCGATTCACGGGCGTGATCAACAATCATCAAGGTCCATGTCTCAGGCTGGACGCGAACTATCCTGTGCCAGTGCTCAATCCCAATGAACTCGCCCAGGTCGATCGACAGATCAGTTTGCTCGCCGGCGATGATTTGATCCAATTGAACCGGGCTCATGTTGCATGCCCGTCGCATACGATCCGCCAGCTCAGTGCGATCGTTCTGGTAGCGCTCCAGATACCCGCCATGCAGAACAAAGCTGATGCCCTGCCACGGATGATTGTGCAGGTGTCTGTCGCCATCACAGCTCAGAAACCGGTGGATCCACACATCAGCCTCGCCACCAAAAAGGCTGCCAGCAAAGTAGCGCTGCAGGTAAGGCTTGCCCAGCACATCGATCTGCTTCATCGGCATGGTGGCGGTAAGCTCCATCAGGTACTCTGGTGTGATGTTCACAGGCCCACAACCTCCTTGAGCGATTGCATGCGCGCCTGCTGCTGCTCTCTGGTCAAACGAACATTCACTTTCTCGGGCAGCGCATCTGGCACTGGTAGGGTGATGTCCTCACCTGCCATCACTCGCTTGCACAGCTGCTCATAGTGATATTCAAAGCGCGGATAGATTTCATCGGTTGGCCTGCTGGCCAGCTCAAACCAACCTGTGGCAACGCCTGCCTGGTACACCGCCGGATGGCTCCATCGGTGCCTGGCCTTTGGGCTGGGTGCCCGGCAAGCCTCTTCGTATGCCGCCTTGGTGGCTGGCATGCCGTGCTCAGACATTCCCTGCTCGGCACACAGGCCACGGAACACCGGCAAGCTGAAATACCCGGCGAAATCTTTCGCCCGATTCAGCCCAGCCATCAGAGACCGGTCATCGAGATCCTTCAAACCCGCTTGCCAGCTTAAAAACTCTGTGCTCCCCACCGGGGATGTCACCAGCTTCCACGCCTGCAAAGTGCGCCACACCCGCGTCATCGTCTCCAGGCTGACCCTGGTGCTCTTCGAGGAATCTGCGCATGGCCTCATCGTCTCGGTCTGATTTCGAACTGTATCCAGCAGCTGATTGACCTGGTGCATTGCCTGTCTCCGTGATGATCCAATCGTTTTCAAATGCCCGCTCAGTGCCCAGAAAGCGAACAGCCTGCATGACGAACTCAGTGCCGATGATTCCCTTGGCCTGGCAAAAGTGCCGATACCTGGAAACGCCGGCGGCGATGTCGATCGGCTGAGTTCCATCACGAATCCGCGCCCGGTAGCATGCGAACGCTTTGTTCTTCGGGTTGGACCCTTCCCGTTTCGGGTATGCTGACCAGATCGCTTCGAACTCTTTCGGGTAATCAGGCTTGCTCGATTTGGCTGTCGATTCATCTGCGCCAGCAGGTGAATCAGCCATCTCTGGTTCTATGACTGGTTCATTGATAGGTTCAATGACTGGTTCTGGGGTCAGAATCTGACCGGGTGGGGGTCGAAATCTGACCGGGTGGGGGTCAGAATCTGACCGGGTGTCGTCTGAAATCTGACCGGGTTGAAATCTGACCGGGTTGGATTCTGACCGGGTCTTTTCTCCCTTTGATCGACCTTTTTGGATGTGCAAAATGTAGCCGTTGCTGCTCTTTCCATCATTGCGCGATTTGACGGTGATGAACCCGAGCTCGGCAAGCACCTTGATATGCTCCTTAACCGTCGATCTGCCCATTTCGCAGTCATTGGCAATGTGCTGATACGAGGGCCAACACCAGCCGTCATCGCTAGCATTGTCAGCCAGTTTTATAAGCACCAGCTTACGGCCGGCATTGCCGACCTGGGCCTTCAGTGCGTCTACCATCAGTTTCATGCTCATAAGAGCGCCCCTTCGTTATTTTTTGATGCCACTCAACTGACAAGGAATCCTTGACAGTTCAATTGGCGGCCTCTTCGACCAGAAACTTCTAATCTTTAAGGACTTCAGCCTTTGCCCTGATTCCGTGTTAATTTACTGATCACCACAAACAACAAACCAACACGGAGATACTCATGATTATTGACTTCTATTCAAAAAATCTTTCCCTGCTACATACTCTCGAGATAAATGCCAAGCATGTCCCCAGAGTGGGCGAACAAATCGTTATTGAAGAAGCAGCTGGTTATGTAAAAAAAAATGAAACCATGCTTGTGCATGACGTCAGCTACCTTTTCCGGGGCGACTCATTGGTGCCCTATGTTCAATGCCACGCTTCATCAGGCCCCGACAACCGATACCTAACTCTTCAAGAGAATGGTTGGCTTGAGCCCGGATAAAATCTGTTCAAGCTCATCGTGTAGCGCGCAAACGCGTGCAAACTCAACAGAAGCATTCGCGGCAGTCTGGCCCATTGCCCTGACAGCAGCGGCCAGCTGTGCCTCTGCGCGAAGGAGTGAACCAGCAATCGCATCAATCTCCGACATTGAGATTTCTTCGCGGCGAAGTACTTGGTGCGCATCATTTACATAAGCGTTAACCTCGTTGATCAGAAATTCTCCATCAACTCGAGTCTCTTGCGCGGTTTCACGCATGGGAGGCGCGACCTCTGCTGCTCGATCGCCAGTTACGATCGGCTGGTCATCGATATTCAGCTTGTCTTCTGGCTTTAATTTCCGGGCGATACTTGATCTGAATTGATCAACAGCCGCCTTGCTTTCAGCGACGACGGTGTTGCGCGACATAGCCTCAGTGACAAGCTCTAATCGTTTGGTTTCCTGCTCCGATAGCTTGACGGATACATCTTCGCCGTGAGCCCTTTCTTTGGACTGCAGCCACTCCTTCCAGGCCCAACCGCTAGTCAGCATCCCGGCTATCGCTACCAATAATATAAGGACTTCTGAACTGGTCATATCGCTACCCTGGATGATTTCATTGAGGACATCCGCCATCTTTGTGACGAATTCGGTGCTACCAGGCTTGATATGGCGTTATCGAGGTCTTCTGATAACTCAGCCAGAGCGCCCAGCGGTGCCAAATACTTATCCTCCTGGGTGCCGCTGCTGGTTTCTTTACCTGACAAGCATTCGCTCATGCTGCCTCCATGAATCTATTAAATTGGCTCCGGGCTCTGCCCCCAGATTGGCCATTGGGTCGCTGATTACGAACCCCCTTGGCGGCATCCGTAAGCACAGCCACGCTCAGGCCGAGCGTGTTTTTTGCCTTGAGCAAGTGGAACTTGCCTACGGCTTTTTTCATTTTTTGATGTTGGCCTCTTCGACCGGGTTACCCCCAATCCTCAAGGACTTCGGCCTTTGCCCTATCCCGTGTTAACTTACTGATCACCACAAACAACAAATCAACACGGCAAATTTCTTATGGAGCCATCAATCATCGGCATGTTCTGGTACAAGCCTGAAAACTACTCCGCCTTTCTCGACATCTTCGAAGACGCACTGAAACTTCCTGCCAGTTATGATCTCTGGCTTATCAAGGCCTATCAGGCGTGCGAACTCCCGGACCTGAAAGGGCGTCATATCCACCGAGTAGAAACTGAGCCCGATCTTTTCCTCGCCTGGTGCTATCGCAATCATATGAATGTCGATTCCAGCGCACGCACCGCCTACTCCAACATGGTCGCTGCGCAGGTGGCCAGGGGGGAAATACCCTTGCTGCCGGTCATTGATAGCGCCAGCAAAAATCACTGAACCACGAATTGCTGCCGAGATCTCCGCGCACTGGGCAGATTCCCCGGCGCAGATGTCACGGTGATTGGTTGCGGGGGCTGGAATCGAACCAGCGACCTCCGGATTATGAGCCCAGCGAGCTGCCATCTGCTCTACCCATCAATACTGTAAATACATACATACCCATCGATTGAGTGATCATGCAGCAGAGGTCTGTGACACTGAAGTCGATCTGAGATAAGCCCAATCGACATCGGGCCGAAGCTCTTCGCAGGTTACTGCGCCAGCTGACTCTCTCTCTATGTTTATGGCCAGAGACTCGCCGGCGCGTCTGTAACCACCGGCAACTTGTCGAAGCTGGCCAGCGGTGGTTCCGCAACGGCGTGCAAAGCTCTTTATTGAGTCATTCGGGTCTCCAGAAATTGTTTTTAGAAACTCGCTTAATTGCATGATGCCTCCATAGGTACGCACAAATAATAGCAACTGCTATCCATATAAACAATAGCAAACGGTAATTTACTCTTTGCTATCGTTTGCGGAGAATGTGTTATGGATATTTCAAAGACTCGGAGAGACAACTTGGTACGTGTGATGGGTGATCCGTCAGAGCGCGGCACTGTCTCATCTTTCGCTCGAAAGTACGGGCTCGACCCAACTTACATACGACAACTAATTAGCGGGCATCGAGATATAGGTGAAAAGTCAGCCAGGAATATAGAAGAGAAGGCCGGCCTACCGGTGGGATACCTTGACCAGGGCTCACTACTGAAACCTGACGGTCCTACATCTGCTTTAGACGCAAGACTGTTCGAAGCCTGTCGGAAAGCGATGGAACTGCCTCCGGAGGAACTGGAGGCGGTAGTGATGATGCTTGAGCGTTTTCAGGCGGGCAGCAGGCGCGATCCAAATAATAGACAATAAATTCCTTTTCTTCGTCAGTAAAGATCACTGCCTGTGACTCCTCGCCCATTGATCTACCACCTCGCTCATAGCTCGATTAACGGAAAAATAGACTGTTATTTTATACAGTATTTTTTGCTGCATGTGTCTGAAATATTAATTTTTCGTCCTAAATACGACGAACCGTTGCCCCCAGTGACGACGAACCGAGTTCTGGCAAGACTAGGTTGACCATAAAACTGGATGTCAGCGCATTGAAATGGTGGCTTTTGTACAATCATTGTGAGGTTATAGATATGAAATCATTGGTGGCGGTTTTGATTCCTATGTCGATAGCGCTACCAGCGCATGCGCAGGTATCGCGGCAAGCTATGGCGGCATGTGCCGCGATAACCGATGATATAACTCGGCTTCAGTGTTTTGACGAGCTCGCTGATAGACATAGAATCACAGGAATGGACGTTCCTGCTGCGAGTGTTGAAGGTGTTGGAAAGTGGAGAGTTTCCAAATCGACAAATCCTCTAGACGATTCATCGACCGTTGTTGCCGTACTTACAGCGACAAGCGGGGCTGGGATCTATGGTGATCCGGTAACTCTCGTGGTGCGCTGCCGAAGCAACGAAACCGAATTCTATATTGACTGGAACTCTTATATGACTGATAGCGTTCGTGTTACCACGAGAGTCGGTTCTGCGGATGCGATTAGTGCGCAATGGTCGGCCTCTAGCGACAAAGAGTCGTCTTTTAGCAGGCGGGCAATACCCCTGTTAAAGGAAATGCTTGAAGCCACTAGGTTTATAGCGCAGGCAACTCCATATAATCAAAACCCGATAACAGCAATATTTGAAACCAGCGGCATGCCAAATGCTATATCCGGCATTAGAGAGGAATGCGGATGGTGATCCTGATCGGGTGTTCCTGGACGGCCGCGTCCTAGAGATAATTGATTAAAAAAGCCCACCTAATTTTTTCGACGAATGGAGCTGGGTGGTCGATAGCCCGATTAGAAAAAATGGATTTTTCTGGTGGATATGCTATCAATCCATTAAGCCAGCTGGAAGCAAACCGCGGGTGCCCGCCCCGAGAGGGGCGGTTTTTATTCACGCAAATGGAGCCGGGCATGAAAGCTTGCAAGATCTGCAAAATCCCCACAGCAAACGATAGTGGCGTCTGTGTAGGGTGCGCCAAACTTCTGGCCGCTGATGATAATGCACTGGGATCGGAATACACGGAAGACTGTCAGAGTTGCGGTCACAAGAAATACGCCGGGATGCCGTGCTACAAGTGCAATGATGGGTCGGAGGGCGCCAGCCAAAGTGACGATCTGACAGAGATAACCAGTGATTCAACCCTGGGCATGTTTTCTACGATCTTTTTCGTGCTTACCCTAGTAGTCACAGCCCTCATAGCTATACCTATCTTTTCAGCAGGCGTGGCAAACTTGCAAACCCTGGTTTTGCCAGCTGCGGTGCTTCTCAACGGACTGCTGGCGTCGGTAATTTTGCGCGGCTTCTCGGATGTCGTCAGGCTTCTTAAGAATATCGCCAGACACAAATAGTTAATGCCAGCGAAAAGGCGACTACTTTTTACTCGGCTCTTTTCGCTTGGCCTTTTTCTTTGGCGGAGGTGAATCAGTTTGTTCTTGATCACCTTCTTCCTGCGAAAATATCAAATCTAACGGGATTTCCTGGTGGCTTTTATCGCCAGTACTGTCCGAAACAAATTCCAGCGAAATCTTATATGTTCCGTCGACAATGTATGGGAAGTGCTCAAATCTCAAAAATGCTCTTTGCTTAAGCACTTCGGTCATGTCGAGATGAAGAATCGGCACGTCGCGATCCGCATGAACCCTTCCATCGGGAGCAACTACCTTGACCACGACAGAAACGGTCTCTGGCACCTGATCATCCGCCCTGCTAAGTGAGAACGCTACATGGATGCCAACGGGCACCATAATCCATTCACCTTCTGCCAGTCGACTTTTCAAATCGGCGGCGTCATTTGAAAAGGCCAGGCTCTCTACAACCTCTACCAGCGTGGGCATGCCCGTTCTCTGGTCAACTATAGGATTACGGCAGATCACTCCCCAGTTAAAACGAGGCATTGTCAGGCACCTGTAACGTAATAAACATGTCTTTTTGGTTTCACTGAAACCTCACTATATTCGGTTCGTGAGCGTTTGGGGTCAGTGTCTGATACTTTAAACATCGAAGACACGTCGAGCTCTCCGGATGAGAAATCCTCAACTAGCAAAGGCATGGTATTGAAGACGTTTCCACCGCGCCGGGCAGCGCTGATTTCTTGTGTCACTGCTCGGATGTATGATTGTTCCTTCTCAAAAGAATCTGGTCTCAGGTCTGAATCCCTGACTTTAGCAGTCTCCGCAACAAGCTTAGTAAATGGCACGAATCTAATCATCAGACCAGTATCAAAAATACTGGCCAAGGCTTCCAGCATTTTTATGCTAAAAGCTTCGTTGTTCGGGTTTTCCAGTCTGCTAATAACAGACTGGCGGGTGCCCAGCAGTTCAGCAAGCTCTTCCTGAGTCCAGCCTCTGTCCAATCTCATCGCTTGGATCTGGTATGACAGCCCATTAACAATTTCGGCGTTTACATAGGCATCGCGGTACTCTTTATCTTGGAATTTTGATAACAGGTCGGTGTACTTATCAGAATTTGCCATTTTCTTACTCTTTAAGATCCGTATTCAATGAATCGATTCGTCGCTATAAGATCTTGTTTTCTTTTTTGGTTTGTCGTCACGGCATCTGGTGGCTGAAATTTTCTGTCTTTTTCGATTGCGCCACCCAGTAAAAATATTCTATTGGTATTGTGCAGCCCATCAAGCATTTGGCTGTCATCACACCCAATGGGCCGATACTGCACCCTGGCCGGGCCTTTTACCCTGATTTCTAACAGGCCTTTACCGCTGCCGCCCAGCCGGGCCCATTCCGGCCTCTCTATTCTGGACATTGCCTGTACATACTTGATTCGCGCTTCAATTTTTGGCTGCGCTGGCACAGGAAGACTATTCAACCAGGTTCTATAGTAGCTTTTGCGCGATTTGCTTATGAATTCGAAAAACGTCCATGCCATAGGAATTATCACTTTAAAGTAATATTCACCACCCGGCGAACTATACGCCGGTGCCTTTAGAAAATCCACACTGTAACTAAATACAGTGGCGTGCCATCTGCCTTCCTGTAACCCCCGCGCCTGTAGTAGCAAGAATTCAACGCTATCTCAAGCAATTCCGGACCAATCACCCATTCCGGTAACAATTTTCAGAAACAAATTAGCATTTGCTATTGTATTGATAGATAGCTTTTGCTATCTTTTCTTCATGAGGACAAATATACAAACCTTACAAGTCACCGGATTACCACCCCGCCAGGCTGAAGCGTTGCTTCACACGGCCAATGGTATGACACGCAAAGAAGCGGCCAAGCGCATGGGCTGCAGCCCTCAGAACGTGATCATGTTGATGCGGGAGGTTTATTACAAGCTGCATGCGAAAAACGCAGCTGAGGCCGTCCAGAACGCTTTTCGCGCAGGTGTATTGAAGCTTATGTGCATGGCTTTATTTTTTGGCGCATTCGCCAGCACTGTCCCGCAAACCGCCGATGCACAGCAGCAGATGCCAACACGATCAGCGCCAGCAAGACGCCCCACTCCCAGCAGAAGCTTGAGTTACAGAATGGCGGCTGGCGCCAGGGCATCAGAGAACGGTTTTCACTTATTGGTAACAGAGGAGCCAGATCATGAGCGACAAAAACCAAGCCAGTCCGCCTTCGCTAAAGTCAGAAGCCATGAGCTGTCTTCTGAGCTGCCTGATAGCGTTTTTTATGGGCGTGATGCTGACGCTAGGGTGGGCGGCATGAATAGCGCCAGCAGCAAGGTGCTCAAAGTCGTGAGCAGGTGCGGGCGAGCTGTGTTCTGGCCGGATATCTGCATCATCGATGAGCACGACGAGAATGCCAGGCAGATCCAGGCGGATCTGGATGCTGAGCACCAGCGCCAGCAGCGATCCATGCGCCAGATTTACTATCCACCCGGAACGATGGCGGCGCGCCGTCTGGCCGATACCGATATCGGTGGCGATTTATGAAAACCCGACAGCTTTTTAAGGCCGCCAGGAAATTCCGCAAAGACTATTGCCTGCAAGGTGGTGTTGTTCTGATCTACAACGGCCAGATTTATGGCTGGAAGGACAAGGTCCGCTCGCCTTGTAGTGAGAAGCCAGGCGCAGTCGCCATCGATGAGCGGGGCAACAGGTGGATTGCCGCCGGTGGCGACCCCTATAACGGTGCTGAGAAGTGGGAACCAATTTCACGTGGAGCCGAGCAACATGATCAATGAAGTCGGAGAAAAGCCAATCAACATGTTTCGCTTCTGCGCAAGCGAGGAGCACGACAGCAGGAGCTGGCTGTATGCGCCTGGAATGATTTGCCTGGATTCAGCCCAGGATAAGTGGGCAATGGCGGCCAGTGGCGGGCACATCATGATCATCGCCGAAGGCAAAGATCCTCACACAAATCCATACTCCAGTTCGGCCGACAAGTTCGCCGAAGAAAAGACCGCGCTGCTGCTTCGTCCGATGCGCTCAATAATCGATCGCGGACAGGATCAATCGCGCTGGGTTGATATTTGGCGGCTTGATCTTCCGGCCATAGCGCCGTGTGAGATTTGCCGAGGTGAAGGTGTATTGAGTGGGCCATGTGATCTTTGCCATCGCCACGAAGATGAAGATTGCCACAAGTGCAAAGCCACCGGCATGGCCGATCAGTCGGTGTCGCTGATCGATCGTGACTTCAACCTGGAGTACATCCGCCTTCTCCAGCAGGAGCTGCCGCACTGCAGGCTATATATCACCCCAAATAATCTCAGTTTCGGTGGCTGCTTTATCGAGTTTCGTGGTGGCTTTGGATGCCTGATGCCTCTTAACAGGCCTTATGACATTCATCATGCGACATTTTCCATGACAGCGGTGGCCTCATGACACATATGGATCTGGACCAATTCAACGGGCAGTTCGATTCAATGTTTCTGCCTGATGGTGTTAAAAGCCGGGAGCAGTATCGCGGCGATTATGACAACTACCTGCGCGGTGTGAATCAGGTGGAACAAAAACTGAAAACCAACGGAGGCAATGATGCCCTTACCAATAGAAATATCTGAAGACGGGTTTCTGAACATGCTGCGCGGGCTGAACAAGGGCGCAGTGATCGAGGAGCTGGACAAGGAGCTGATCAAAGGCGTGGGCGCTATCTTGGATCATGGCGGATCAAGCCAGATCACGCTGAAGATCAATATCAAGCGGCTGCGGGATCTTGAGTCGGCCGTGACCATCACGCATGACGTGGCGGCGAAACACCCGAAAGAAGATCGGCCTGCCAAAGCCATGTTTGTAACTCACGGCAACGGTCTGGTGGACCAACAGCAAGAGCAGGGGGCGCTGCCGCTGGGCGAAGGCAAGGAGCATAAGCGCGCAACACTTACTGAATCAGCCGGGTCAGTCACCCGCCTTAACAGGGGAGCATAAACCTAATGAAAGAGGCATTTCTGGACACTGAATTTGGGGCGGCACACGCTCTTGGGGCGGCCACTGATCTGGTCATCAACGATATTGAAGGTGTGCCACACGTTCTGGTGCCACCTGGCTCATCGCTCGAAAACATGGAAAAGCTGCTGCCGGCTCCAACCCGAATCCGCGAGCACCCCGAATTTGCAGACATTGCAGGCTTCGCTGATTACGTCGAGGAGTTCAAGCAGGTCGGTAGTCGCGTGTTTGTCGATGAAACAGCGCTGCGATTTGTCACCGTGTTCGACTTTCACGCACCAGACGCACCTGCCTGGTGTGATCACAGCGCCAGCATAAAGATGAACCTAGCGCCAGAGTGGGAGCGGTTCACCCGGTTCGACAGCAAGGCAATGTCCCCGCGGGAGTTCGCAGAATTCCTGGAAGACAATGTGGCCTATGTCGACTCAGAAGCGAGCGGTATGACTGGCGCTGACCTTCTGACGATGGCACAGACCTTTAAGGTGAATATCAAGGGTGACATCGAGGTCGAGGAAACATTGTCCAGGGGGCTGCGCAAGATGGTCATTAAAGATGACAGCACCCTTCGTGGACAGAATAAGGATGGCAAGGAGCTGGAGTTCCCAGAGAAGCTGTACTTCACGCTGCGCATCTTCAAAAACCACAAGGCCTATCCCATTGAAGTGTACCTGCGCACCAGAACCAGCAAAGAGGCCGTGCTTTTTATGATCAAGATCCCCGATGCAGAAGGGCTGAGGGAGGAGGCCTTCAACAAGGTGATTGACGATGTGCGCGAAGCCACAGGGTTGAAAGTGCTTAAGGGAAGTTTTAACGGACCGAGTCACCGGAGCCGCTAAAGGTGAAACCAACCCCCGCCAAAGCTGAACAGATCACAGCAGCTCGCCAGGCGTTCATTGGCTGGCTGTCGGTGATCTGTGTGCTGGCGCTGATATTGGAGATCACATGCTCATAGTGTTTGAAGGAATAGACGGCTGCGGCAAGTCAGCGGTGATGGAGCGCGTTTCAGCGCATCTGGCAGGCCGCGGGGTGGATCCGCTTATGACCAGCGAGTTCGGGCCGCACATGCCATGGGGTCCGGGTCTCAAGGCGGACCTGATCGAAGCTGCTGGCAATCCGCTGGATGAATACGATGTTGTTCGAACAGCCAGGCGCTTCCATGCCTATGAGGTGCTGGAGCCAGCCCACGAGCTGGGGCGTGTCGTTTTGATGGATCGCTATATTGCCAGCACTTGCGCCTATCAAGGCCAGACAGATGCCCTGCCCGTTCGGCGCATCCTGGATGAGCATGATCAGGATGAAATGCTCTGGCCAGATCTGACCATCCAGCTGCAGTGCAGTTATCACATAGCGAAAAAGCGGGTCACCGCCCGTGGCAAAGGTGATGCCTTTGAAAAGCGCGGTGCCGATTTCTTTACCCAGGCTGCAGAGATATTCGATTGCCTGGCTCACGTCCAGTTAAGCAGGGATGCAAGGCGCATTGCCCTCATCGATGCAGATCAGGATCTTGAAACAGTAACTGCTGGCGCTGTGGCGGCGGTCAATAAATTGATGGGGATAAGTGCATGAGTTCAGGTGATGTAAACAAGGTGATTCTGGTTGGCAATGTTGGGGCGGAGCCCGAGATCAGATACATGCCGTCAGGTGATTGTGTGGCCAGCCTGCCGATCGGCACCAGCAAGCACTGGAAGGACAAAAACACCGGGCAGCCACAGGAGAAAACCGAGTGGACCCGCGTGGTGTTTTTCAAGCGCCTGGCAGAAGTGGTCGAACAGCACGTTCACAAAGGCGGCAGGCTGTATATCGAAGGAGAGCTTCGCACCAGGAGCTGGGAGCAGGATGGCGTGAAGCGCTACGCCACAGAGGTCGTGGCCAGGGATATGAAAATGCAGCCAGATGGCAAGCAGCGCTCCAGCGGCAGTGATTATTCAACCGAGCGCGAGCCGGAGCCGCCTGCGGCCGATCCTGCGCCAGCAGCAGCGCCAGCACCTGACTTTGACAACTTTGACGATGACATACCGTTCTGAATCGGAGGCATGACCATGAGAGCAGCAAAGGTTGATAACTCTGAAAGATTGCAGCGCGTTCTGAAGCTGCTGAAAGATGGGCGGGAGCATTCCACCCTGGACATTATCCAGGCGGGCAATGTGTGCGCAGTCAATTCGATTATCTCTGAGCTGCGCGCCAATGGCTATCAGATCAGCTGCTCCAGGCGTGGTGATGCCTGGTATTACCGGATGGATACAGACAAGCAGGAGCACGCCGCATGAAGAACTCACTGACAGATTTGAATGATCACCTGTTTTGCCAGCTGGAGCGCCTGGGTGATGAAAACGCCAGTCCGGATCAGATCGAGCTGGAGATCGAGCGAGCCAAAGCGATTGCCGGGGTTGCCGACAGAGTAATTCACAATGCCGCCATCATCCTGAAGGCCCGAGAACAGGCAAACGGCGGCAACGTCACGCTGGGCAACTCAAAGACAGATCATCTGCTGGCGCTGGAGAATGAGTCTGATGCCTAGATTGAAATGGTCCGCCGAAATGATTGCCTATGGCCGTCAGCTGTATCTCTCACACGACTATGAAGAGTGTGCCAGGCTGATCAATGAGCGCTTTGGCACCCAGGTGAACCGGGATCAATTTCGCTATGCCACTAAGAATTACAAGATGCGCTGCGGCCGGCCTACGGGACAGATGAACAAGGGGCGAAGCTCCGTTTTTAGCGCAGAGCAGCAAGCATTTATCAGAGAACATTATAGTGCCCTGAGCCGAAAGGATTTGACAGCTGCGATCAATGAGCAGTTCGGGACCAGCTTCAAAGTCAGCCAAATCTCCGGCTATGTGAGAAATCACAAGATCAACAGCGGACGGACTGGCCACTTCCCCAAAGGCAATGTGCCATTCAATGCGGGCACCAAGGGCCAGGGCCTGACCGGGGCGAACAGAACCTCATTCAAGAAAGGTCATCGAACGCACAACACGGTGCCGGTGGGGACCATATCAGTTGAAACCAAAGACGGGTTTCTGAAGATCAAGGTCGCAGAACCTAACCAGTGGGAATTTATTCATAAGCGCACTTGGGAACAGCATCACGGCCCGATACCTGACGGCTGGGTGGTCAGCTTCCTGGATGGCGACCGGACAAACTGTGCAATCGAGAATCTGGAGCTGGTCGAGCGATCAGTGATGGCCGTGCGAAACCGAATGGGGTTGAGCAGCGTTCCTTCGGAGCTGAAGCCGGTGGCCAACAACGTGGCCAAGCTGAAGATCGCAGCGGCCGAAGCGAAACGGAAACTGAAAAAGGGGAAAGCGGCGTGAATGAATTTCAGAGGATCCACCGGCACAACTCGCGTTATGGATACCACGGCTGGGCGCTTCGCTATCGTGGCAGGCCTGATTGCAAGGTGCTGCCCTGGACTGTCCGCCCTACTCGAGCGGAGGTGCGTGAGCTAAAGGCTCGGCGCGGGTCACTGCTGGATGACTATGAGCTGGTGAAGGTGAAGATCGGCGTGGAGGTGGTGGAGTAATGTGCGCATCACAGGAGCAGGAGCAAATCAAATGAGCCCATACATAGCAGGAAAAGACAACGAGCAATACGATGCCACGGACTGGGGTATACCAACAATCCCTGTCTACCTGAATCCAAAAAACCTGCCACCGACAACCACTGTCGAACAAGCAGAGCAGATGATAAAAGACGCTTGCTTTAGCTGGTCTTTGCGGTACAGCCATGATCTGCGATATGCAGGGCTTTTTTATAACACTGTTTCCAGAGACGCCATCGTCATCAACTACAACAGTTCTGCGCAGCTTCTTTCCTGGTACGGCAAAGAGGTCAATGGACTGTGCCGATACCACCCGGACGGCTACATCGGAGACAAACGGCGCTTAGTTTCGGCTGAAATCTACATCAACTCAGACAACCGCCCACTGCCGAACCGATTTGCCCGTGCAACGATCAAACATGAGCTGGGCCACGCCTGCGGCATACATGGCCACAATGATCAGCCTGGAAGCGTCATGTACACCAGTAGCATGGGCAACGAAAAACTAACCCTGCATGACTGTCAGATGCTTGACGAGTGGAACCCATACCCTGTTGAACTGCATCGCGACTACTCAATGAGCTGCCCTGCTGTGGACATGCAGGACGGTAGAGTGCTGTGGGTTGAGTGCAAGCATCGCGGGAACATGCTGGTGCATAGCTGGGAGCTGGCGTCAGATATACAGTGGGACGGGCCGAGACTGGATAACGTACAACTTGGTGATGGAAAATTGTTTCACGGCCAGCCCGCCCATGTTGTGAAAATGCGGCAGGTCCGTCACCCCGACATGACTGTAAGAGCTGAGATGGCGCTGGTCAAAAACGGGCTGATACTGGAGTACGCTGAATGAGCAGAACACGCCTGCAACGACAGATTGCAAAAAAGATGATGCGCCAGGGCGCCTGGAAAGAGACCCGCGCTGTACTTCGGCTGGCACTCAAGCTGCGCCTGAAGTTCGGCCGGTGGATGAGCATTGAGCAGGCATCGAGGGCGATCAAATGATGGCAGTCATCGAGGTAAAGCACAAATGCGTGTGGGGCATCGGGGAAACAATAGAAGCGGCAAAAGCTGATGCGTATTTTGTGATCCGAGGCAAGGCTGAGCACAACCGGCCGGCAGAGTCCGATCTGTCTTATGCTCACCTGTCGCCTAATGCGGATCTGGATACTGACGGGCTGACAATGTGGCAGTGGGTTATTCAAGATTCGGCGGCCGTGGGCAATTCAGTCAGCGGCCAGATGGGGCTGTTCTGATGAGCTGGTCAATCGGAGTTTCTCAGATTCGTGAACAGTTGAGCGCCCAAGCGCGGACGGTCAGCTCGGGTTATTTTAGGGAGACATTGAAGGATGGCTAAATTCGCAGAGAGCACATCGGTTTCCGTTGAGAAATCCAGGGCGGAGATTGAACGCACGCTGGGCAGGTACGGTGCCAGTGGTTTTATGTACGGCTGGAACGCCGGCTCGGCTGTCGTTGCTTTCGAGATGAGCCAGCGACGCGTCATGTTCAACCTGGCCATGCCAAACCGTGCAGACGCAGAGTTCACACGGACACCAACAGGGAAATCCCGGTCACCGGCACAGGCGGAAGCGGCCTGGGAGCAAGCACAGCGCCAGCGTTGGCGTGCCCTGGCTCTGGTGATCAAAGCCAAACTTGAAGCTGTGGAAAGCGGTATCACTGAGTTCGAGGATGAATTCCTGGCACACATCGTTCTGCCGAACGGTGAAACAGCAGGCCGCTGGATGCGCCCGCAAATTGCCAGAGCCTATGACAGTGGTGATATGCCGGCATTATTGCCAAGTCCACCAGGAAGATGAGTCGATGGCTGAATCAAACATTGTGTACGCAGAAGAGCTTGCCAGGGTCACCGGGCTGGAGAAACCAGCAGCAATCCGGCGTGAGCTGGAGAAGCAGGGCATTGCCGTATTCATGGGTAAGAATGGCCCCTGGACAACGCGCGACTTGATTGCCGCGGCGGGCAAACGCAAGATGGGCCTGGATCAACCAGCCAATGAGGAGCAATACCTGTGAGGGGTAGACCGCGCAGCAGAAAACCAGCCTGCCCGGCGCACATCGATGCGCGCAAGCTGCCTGACTATTGTTACTGGGACGGATCCGGCAAGGGTCACTGGTACACGAAGATAAAAGACCCTGATGGGAAGTGGCGCCGGCGCAAGGTTGCAGGTCCGCGCGCTACTCTGGCGGATCTGCACAAAGAAATGGAAGCGCTTGCTGGGCGGCCCCTGGATTGCCTGAACTGGCTGGCCGATAAGTTTGAGAAATCAGCAAAATTCAAAAGCGTGTCTGAGCGAATGCAGGACGACTGGACATATTGCCAGGGCGTTGTTTGCACATATCCATCAAAGCAGCCTGGCGTGCTGATTGGTCAGATACCATTGTCCGCCTGGAAGCCAGCGCTGGTGCAAAAGCTGATCGATGGCATTACCGAAACGCGCGGACCATCCAGCGCGAAGCACTGCCATTCCTACATCAAGCGGGTGTTCAACTGGGGAATCGCCAGGGGTTACTGCGCCAGCAACCCATGTCCGCGCGGGGTGATCGAGCTGCCGAAAGAGCGTCAGCGCCGGCGGCTGCCAGCACCTGCCCTGGTTGCCAAGTTGGTCGCGTTCGCCAGGGAGCGAAGCGCCAGGCCCAGCCGGACAAAGGGGTCTTGCCCGCACTATATCTGGTTGGCGCTGGAGCTGGCTTACCTGAACCGCCTGCGCGGCATCGAGGTGTTCGCCCTGACGGATGCCTGTGAGCTCGATGATGGCCTGCTGTGCCAGCGAACTAAGGGATCAGGCGCCAGCGTCACCAGATGGAACCCCAGGCTGCGTGAAGTGTTCTCAGAGGCGCAGAAGCTGCGCAGCGAGATTTTTCGCAAATCAGGCAGGCCGATACCTTTTCGCCCCGAAGATCGCTTTCTCATGGTCACCACCGGTGGCAAGCGAATCGCCGAATCAAGCTGGCAAAGTGCCTGGGCGCGGTTCATGAAACTGGCTGTCAGGGAGGGTGTCATTACTGAGGAAGAGAAGTTCGGGCTGCACGATATGAAGCGTCGGGGACTGACCGATACGAAGGGCACGAAGGCCGACAAATTGGAGGCCGGTGGCCACAGTTCGCTGCAGATGCTCAAGGTCTATGACCACTCAATTCCGGTGGTCGATGCGGTCGCAGAGTGACTTAATTTTCCGGTGCTTTTTCCGGTACGGTTTTTTGTGAGGGAGCACTAACCACGAACGTGGCGTGAAATGGTGGGGCGTGATGGATTCGAACCATCGACCAATTGGTTAAAAGCCAACTGCTCTACCGCTGAGCTAACGCCCCAAAAGAGAGTGCGCATCATACTACGCGAGAGAAAAAACTCAAGTATTTTTGCAAAAAAATCCGCATTGCCCGGCTCATACATACCGTGTCGGATCTGTGACACCGGCATCTGCAAAGCCTTTGCGGCGCAGTCTGCAACTGTCACAACGGCCACATGCGCGCCCTTCAGCGTCAGCCTGATAGCAGGAAACTGTCAATCCATAATCCACACCCAGACGCACACCTTCGGCAATTATCTGCGCTTTGCTCAGGTGTATCAGTGGTGTGTGAATACGCATGGGCTGACCCTCGACTGCGACACGCGTTGCCAGATTAGCCATGGTCTCGAAGGCCTTGATGAATTCAGGCCGGCAATCCGGATATCCTGAATAATCCAGGGCATTCACACCGATATAGATATCACTGGCACCCAGCACCTCTGCCCAGCCCAGCGCATAAGACAAAAACACTGTATTGCGGGCGGGCACATAGGTAATCGGTATGACATTTTCCTGCACGCCATCTTCGGGCATGGTCAGAGACGAATCCGTCAGTGCCGAACCACCCATCTGTCCCATGCCGATCGGAATGACCAGGTGTCGGCTTACGCCGGCCTCATCAGCCAGGCGCTGCGCGGCCAACAGCTCACTGCTGGCCCGCTGCCCATAATCGAAGCTGAGCGCATAACATTCGAATCCGGCTTCTTTGGCAAGCGCCAGGCAGGTGGCTGAATCCAGCCCGCCAGAAACAAGAATCACCGCTTTTCTTATTGCAGACGTGTTCAT